ACATCTTTATTATTAACACAAGAACCATGTGATGGCCATTGTCTTTCTGATGAAGATGTTAAAACGTTACGAACATCCATATTAGAGTTAGAAAATGCTGATAGTTTAAATACTGAGATAATAGAAAACCTAAACTCTCAGATAAAAATGTATATGGAAAAAAATGTTAATGATAGTTTAATGATAAATTTACAAAATCAGAAAATAAATTTTTTAGAAAATAAAGTTGATTTATATGATGATATGGTAAAAGAAGTTAAACCGAAATGGTATGAAAATAAATGGTTATGGTTCTTTGGAGGAATATTTGTAACTACACAATCTATAAAATTAGCGGGTGAACTAACAGAGTAATGGATAGTAAACAACTAAAACAAATGATAAAAAGAGAGTACATAAATTGTGCAGATAATCCTGTGCACTTTATGAGAAAATATTGTACTATTCAACACCCAAAAAAAGGAAAAATAAAATTTGATTTATATCCATTCCAAGAAAAATGTTTAACTGAATTTAATGAAAATAGATATAATATTATTCTTAAATCTCGTCAATTAGGTATTTCAACTTTATCAGCTGGTTATGCGTTATGGATGATGTTATTTCATAACGATAAAAATATCCTTGTTATTGCTACTGGTAAAGATACAGCAAAAAACCTTGTTACAAAAGTAAGAGTGATGTATGAAAATCTACCTTCTTGGTTAAAAACAGGAACGGAAGAGATAAATAAACTCTCATTAAGATTTACCAATGGTTCACAGATAAAGGCAATAGCTTCAAACGAATCAGCAGGTCGTTCAGAAGCATTATCTCTTTTGATAATTGATGAGGCTGCATTTATTGATAAGATTGGAGAAATATGGACTGCTGCACAACAAACACTTGCAACTGGTGGTGATTGTATTGCTCTTTCTACACCTAATGGTGTGGGTAATTGGTTTCATCAACAATGGGTAGGTGCTGAGAGTGGTGATAATGAATTTAATACTATTAAATTACATTGGTCTGTTCATCCTGATAGAGACCAAGCTTGGAGAGATGAACAAACAAAAGTTTTAGGTCCTTCACAGGCAGCTCAAGAGTGTGATACAGATTTCCTTACTTCTGGACAATCAGTAGTAGACCCAGCAATATTACAATGGTATAAAGACACTATGTCGGAAGCACCTGTTGAAGAATTGGGAGTAGATAGAGGTTTATGGGTATTCAGACAACCTGATTATACAAAAGAATATATAGTGGTTGCTGATGTGGCTCGTGGTGATGGAAGTGATTATTCAGCGTGTCAGGTATTTGAGATAGAGGATATGGAACAAGTTGCAGAATATAAAGGACAATTAGGAACAACGGATTACGGAAACTTTTTAATTGAAGTTGCAACTAAATATAATGATGCGTTATTAGTAGTTGAGAACAACAACATTGGTTGGGCTACAATTCAAACCATCATAGATAGAGGATATAAAAATTTATTTTATCAATCAAAAGATTTACAAGTAGTTGATACAGAACATAATATTACAAATAAGTACAGAGCACAAGATAGAAATATGGTGCCTGGTTTTTCAACTACTGCAAAAACAAGACCACTTGTTATTGCAAAAATGGAAGAATACACTAGAGAGAAGTTAGTAAAACTTCACTCAAATAGGTTAATTGATGAATTGTTTGTATTTATATATAAAACCGGTGTGGTTAATGCAAAAGCAGAAGCAATGCAGGGATACAATGATGATTTAGTTATGTCTTTTTCAATAGCTCTTTGGGTTAGAGATACTGCTTTAAGAATACAAAAAGACAAAAATAATCAACAATGGGCTCTGATGGATTCCCTATTAAAATCTAATGGTAATTCAGTAGATACATCTGCCGGTTTTGGTAAAGGTAATGTTGGTCAACCAACATCAAATCCATATGAAATGGAAACGGGTAAAGACAAAGAAGATTTAACTTGGTTAATTAAATAGGTTATAAATAGAAGAGGTAAAAAATGGCAGAAGATTATAAACAAGAAGGTATATTTTCAAGATTAGGAAAATTATTCCAAAGTAATATTGTTATCAGAAAAACTGATTCAGGACAAGTTACTGTTAAAGATGTTGATATGACACAAACAGCTTTAACAAATAACTTTGTTGATAGATATTCACGATTGATGAATAATAATAATACTCAGTATGCTAGTAAGTATAATAGTAGAAACGCATATGATGTAGCTAGAAAAGAATTGTTTAAAGATTACGAGGTAATGGATTCTGACCCTATCATTTCATCAGCATTAGATATCTATTGTGATGAATCTACTGTTAGTAATGTAGAGAATCAAATTTTAAGTATAAAAAGTGATAACCCAAAAGTAACTAAAATATTACATAATTTATTTTACAATATAATAAATATAGAGTTTAATTTGTGGTCTTGGATTCGTAATATGACTAAATATGGTGACTTTTTTCTACAATTAAACATAATAGATAAGTATGGTGTAGTTAATGTAAAACCACTATCACCTTATAGTGTATTTAGATTAGAAGACCATGACCCATCTAATCCATCTTTAGTTCAATTTGAGATTCAAGAGGATAGTAAAAATACAAAAACATTTGGGAAGCCAGATTCAGATTTAAAAGAAAACTATGAAGTAGCTCACTTTAGAATGTTATCAGATACTAATTTTGTTCCATATGGTAAATCAATGTTAGAGGGAGCTAGAAAAGTATTTAAACAATTAACTCTTATGGAAGATGCTATGATGATTCACAGAATTATGAGAGCACCAGAAAAAAGAGTATTTAAAGTGGATATTGGTAATATTCCACCAAATGAAGTAGATAACTTCATGAATAGAATTATAAACAAAATGAAGAAAACACCTGTTATAGACCAAACAACAGGTGATTATAATTTGAGGTATAATGTTGAGTCAGTAACAGAAGATTATTACTTACCTGTTCGTGGTGGAGATAGTGGAACATCAATTGATACTTTACCAGGTTTAACTAATGACAATGCTATTGATGATATTGAATATTTAAAAAACAAGATGATGGCAGCATTGAAAATACCAAAAGCATTTCTTGGATATGATGAAAATGTGGGTTCAAAAGCTACATTGGCTGCGGAGGATGTTAGATTTGCAAGAACGATTGAAAGATTACAGAAAATTATTTGTGCAGAATTAGAAAAGATTGCAATTGTTCATTTATACACACAAGGGTTTGATGACGCAGAACTTATAGATTTTAAGTTAGAATTAACAAATCCATCAATGATACATCAACAAGAAAAATTAGAGTTATTATCACAACAAGTTGAAATAGCTAATAATTTAATTGAGAACAAATTGTTATCTCGTGAATGGATTTATGATAATATTTTTGATTTTAATAGAGGTGATAAAGAAAAAGTATTTGAGGGAATTGTAGAGGATAGAAAACAGGCATTTAGATTTGACCAAATTGAAACCGAGGGAACAGACCCAGCTCAAGAAGATACAGAACCAACGGATGATATGGAAGAGCAAAGTGGTGAATGGGGTGGTGATAGAAGAAGTGGAACTGGTAAGAAAGAATTTGGTAATGAATATAATGCCGATGATTTAAAAGACGCAACAAAGTACGAAAGAGAACGATATGGAAAACGAGAGTTCAAAGGTGGTTCACCATTGGCTGTTGGTAAAGGTGGAACAATTGTTGCAAGAGAAAATTTAGTAAAACAATTAAAAGATAAATTTGGTAAAGAAATTAAAGATAAAAGTATTTTAAGTGAAGATATTTTAATTAATGATGAATAAATATATGATAATTCAAAAAAACTTTATATTTATATATGAAAAATTACATAAAAAATAATTACGGAGATAATTGTATGCATCCTAAAAAGATAAAGCATTCTAAAATTCGTAACACAGGATTATTGTTCGAATTTTTATTGAGACAGGTAACTGTCGATGTGTTAGCTAACTTGAAGGAGAGTAAAGCCCTTTCCATTCTAAAAACATACTTTAAAAGTAACACAGAATTGGGGAGAGAGTTGTCACTATACAATTCCCTAATTAACACGAAATTTCAATCTGATAAAAAAGCAGAATATTTCATTAGTGAAATTTTAAAACAACGAGGTAAGTTTTCAAACCACAAATTAAACAAAGAAAAATATAATCTAATTAAATCTTTGAAAGAAAACTATGATGTCAATAAACTTCTTTCATCTAAAGTTAGAAACTACAAGGTTTATGCATCGGTTTATAAATTATTTGAACATCACAGTATACTCACAGCAGAGGAAAAAACAGAATCACATTTTAATTTAGTTGAGCATATAACCACAGAATCTAAAATTACATTGAGAGATTCTATAGACCCTCAACTATTAGAAAGTGAAGATTTAAGAATTATAACATACAGAACTTTATTAGAAAAATTTAATAAAAAATATGCTTCCTTAAATTCTCAACAGAAAAATTTATTAAAAGAATATATTAATAATATATCAAATACAAATTCATTAAAAGATACCTTAAAAGAAATTGTAAAAGGTTTGAAAAAAGATTTAAAAGTACATTCTAAAAATTTAAAAGATAAAGTTGTACAAATTAAAATGAATGAAGCTCTCAAATCGATTAATAAATTTTGTGGTATAACTAATAAAGGTATTGCTGTTAAAGATTCACATGTAGTACAAACTTTAAGATATATGCAACTTTTAAAGGAGTTAAAGAAAAGTGGAAATAAAAACAAAAAAACACTTTAATGAAATAATTAAATCTTTAACTTTAGAAATTTTAGAACAAGAAGATTTAGAAGAGATAACCACTACAGGTGATGTAGATGGCTACAACACCCCATTTGCATTTGCAGGTAAGGGTAAAAAAAGTAAAAAGAGAAGAAAAAAAATATCTACCAATAGTACTGGATATGATATGGTTTCTGAAGATTTGAGTAACAGTGATATTAAATCTATTAGAAAACTTATACGAGATGTAGTAGCTAATATATTGAGAGATATATGGTTAAAGCGAAGTACATGGAAACAACCTAAATAGGAGAATTTAAATGTCAAGTGGATTAGTACAAACAATGTATGGGGCAGATTCCGATGATAACACTAAGATGAAACCAAAAGGTGTAGCTTTTCAATATCAAGAAGCTGTTGCACCAGCTGCAAATACAGTAGTTGAAAGACCTTTATATGTCATCATAAACAAAGATGATGCAACGAATGCATATTCGTTCAAATATGAAACCGATGGTGGATTTATAGATTATGGAAAAGTTGATGGTAATGGTCCTATAAAAGTAGATATTCAACCTATAGCTTGGAATAAAACTAGTGCAGCTACAGGTGATGTAACATTTATTTATAAAAGATCATCGTCAGGAAATTAACATAGGAGATAATTAAAATGTCGAGTAAAAATTTATTAGTGGATTATATACCTTTTGAGGTTACACCACAACAAATCAATGAATCCATTAAGAATAATGGAAAACTTGTAGTAAAAGGTGTTCTTCAAAGAGCTGAAGCTAAGAATCAGAATGGAAGGATATATCCAAAAGAAACTCTTATGAGAGAGGCAAAAAAATACTCCGAAGTTCAAATAAGAGAACGAAGAGCATTGGGTGAACTCGACCATCCAGATTCTTCTGTTGTTAACTTAAACAATGTGTCACATAATGTATTAGAAATGCATTGGGATGGTGATGATTTGGTTGGTACGGTTGAAGTATTAGGTACACCAGCAGGAAACATATTAAAAGAATTATTTAAATCAGGTATCAAACTTGGTATATCATCAAGAGGTTTAGGTTCGGTAAAAGAAATGAATGAAGATGATACGGTTGAGGTTCAACCAGATTTTGAACTTATTGCATTTGATTTCGTATCAAATCCATCTACACACGGAGCTTTTCTATCACCAACAAATGAAGGTAAATTAAACGAAGGTGTTGGTACAAGACCAGATGGTGTATGTTGTCACGATTGTAAAATTGAAGATATAATCAACGATATATTTAGAGGAGAGTAAAATGGATTACAAAACTTTAATGGGATATGGTAATAAGAAAAAAGAATCAAAACCTAAACAGAATAAAATCGTTGAAGAGTTAAAACAAGAATTTAATATCAATGAAGGTCCTGCTTACGAATA